CTGACTTTCCAGTTGTAAACAGATTTTTATCTACTCCAAGAATTTCGCTCAGCCAGTTCTGCCAGCTCTTCTTTCCGTCAATTTCAAGATTGGCTATTTTCTTCCTGATATTTTTTTCGACTACATCCAGCTGACGCATTGCCTCAGTTGTATCTATAATGTTACCGTCAGTATCTTTTACAGGTTCTGAAAGTTTGTCGCGTTTCTTTTTTATTTCTTCGAGTTCTTTTTCGTATTTCTCCAGCTGAATTGACGGCTCATCACTTGCGAGCTTTTCATAGTTCTTGGAGATTTCGAGCATGAGATTGTTGATTGTAGCTGCAGCCTCAGCACGCTTGTTTTCCTGTTCCTGAAGGTCCTGATTTGTTTTGGCGATATCTTTGAGCATCTGTAGAACATCCTGCCAATTCTCAAGACGTTGATTCAGGATTTCTTCAAGAGCTTCCTCTCCACCTTCCATAATCCTGTCCCAGTCTTCATCACGAAGATTCAGGGAACTGACAATTTCTTCCCTTGCAGAAGGTCCTAAGCTGTCATCTTTAAGCTGAATAATAGCCGCACTTAGTTCATTTATTTTATAAGTCGCAGCTTCAATCTGCTTTTCTGGAACAAGGGTTGCAAACCATTCGTTATAAGCAGCTTCAGATTTTATTGCTTTCAAAAATGCGACATTCTCATGAAACGAACCAAACGCGTCACCTAAATATGTCAAACCTTTGACTATCGCATCTCCAACCTTATTGTTTACAAAGCCTGCTAGAAATTCACCTATTCCAGATTGCAGATCACCAAAAGAGTTTTTTATTTTTGTTGAATAATCAGCTGCAGCTTCTGCCGCGCCACCGAATGTTCCGTTCAATTCATCAAGGATTATTTTCTGTGCACTGGCTGCATCGCCCACATCAAGAAAAGATTGTATCACCTGCTTTTGTGCAGCAGTGAAATTGAAACCCTGCTTCTTGAGGGAATCCATTCCGTGAATCGGGTCGTCCAATGCCTTTCCGATGCTCTGAGCAGCAGAAGACAAATCCATCTTCATAACGGTTGCCATATCGAGGATTGCCTTTGTTGCTTCTCCGAATGTTTCTCCAGTTATGTTTCTAAAACCAAGAAGAACAGACTGCATTGACTCAATTGAGCTTGCCGCAAAGTTTGTTTTCTGCTGGAGTCCGCTTGCCATTTCCTCCAGTTCTTTAAAGGTTGTCCAGGCGGTTGCACCTGTTGCTTCCAGTGTACTTTTTAGAATAGCTGCTGCCTGATTATCTTCGCGGAATTGTTCTGAACACGCTTTTCCAAAATCAATAATTGCTTTTACAGAAAAAGCTGCTCCTATGGAACCACCAAGTTTTTTAAACAGTTTCTCTGTATCACCAGTCTGCTTATCAACACTCTTGAGATTCTTAATTGCCTTGTCTACTTCTGCCGTTACCAGAACGCGAAGCTCTTCGTTAATGTCCGCCATTATTCTTTTTCTCCCAGGCTATATAACCCGCTTTTTCCCTGTCGAATAATTCTACAATGGAGCGCACAAATTCAGGCTCTGCCAGATAGCCTTTGCCCTGCGGCCATCCGTAGGCACTGATTCTGTGCCACATCTGAATCAACTGAGAGAGTTCGTCTGTAATGTAATTGGAAAAATCTTTGCGCTGGAGCCTCATGTAGCCGGTTTCGTTTTCCGGCCAGAAAAGGCATTCATACTTTTCGTTATATTCGGGCTCCCAGTCTGGCGGCCAGAAGCCCGAAAACAGGATTTGCAGTCCTATTCGATATTCTTTTTTTTTGAATCGGTGAGCTTGTCTCCGGAAACTTCAACGACAATTGCATCGATGATTGCTCCGATACCATAGGCACGGCATTCTGCCAGCTCCTTGCCGCTGGTGATTTTGCGTTCCTTGCCGTCAGTATCTTTGACAGAAAGATTCCGTACTTCACCAACGCACGTGCGCAGAATCAAGGCAGAATCAAACTTTGTATCTACGGTTATGCTGCGGAACTTCTTAGGTGCGGTGTAGTTACCGTCCTTATCAAACGGCTGATCATCCGGGTAAAATTCTGTGCGGGTAACAATCTTCTTAAAATCATTACTCTGGAATCCTGTAGGCCGGATGATTTCAACTGCAAGCTGTTCATCATCCTTCTGAGAAAGGTTGTCCTTAACGTCAGGATAGAACCAGTATTTAGGCTGCTCGGTAAGAACCATTATGCAACCTCCTTAACCTTGTAGTAGATTACGCCAGGATTGTTTCCGCCGTCGAGCGAATAGTTGAAGTTGAAGTTCTGGGCTCCGTCCAAAGGCTTGTCCATTGTGAGCGAATCTACAGTTACAGGGAAATGTTCCCACATGGCAATTTCACCAACAGTCTCTGTTTCGCGGCGGCTGAGCATGTAGTCCTGCTTGCGCTGTGTTGCCTTGTAAACTGTGATGTGTCCGTCATCATCTTCTTCTGTGATTGCGCTGAACTGATTCAAGAGCTCTTTCTGAGCTTCTGAGTCAACGTCAACCATACCGTTGATTGTTCCGCTTCCTTCAGAGAAAGGAGATACGGTGTATTCGCGGATTCCGACTTCAACATTTTCCTGAGTTGTAATGTCGGTCTTGTTTCCGTTTCTGCTGTTTGAAACATCAGTTACAAAGCTGATGAGTGTAAGAGTAAGCGGAATAACTGCATCCCCGGCCGCAAGAGCCTGACCTTTCCACAACCATACATAATCGCCTGGCTTGAGTGCCCTGTAGCCTGACTTGCTTGTGTCCGGCGCAGGAAGAGAGCTGCTTGAACTTGCAACACTCTTGATTTTGTAAAAACCGCTTGAAGTAAGGGTTACGCTTTCCCCACCTGTAACAGCTTCACCTTCGGCAATTTTGTAAAGTTTTCCATCTTTTCCACCCGGTTTCATTTTAGTCCTCCGTTATTAACCTTGTAGGTATATCAATCTCTATTCTGTAAGGAATAACATATTCCGCAGGCATAGAGCTTTCTTCTTCACTAGGGTACACCCATTGAGTGTTTCCGTTCCTAATCCAGTAGGCACGAAGCTTTACGCCATCTACTTCAAAAGGCATAAAGTTATTTTCAATTGCATTAAGCTTACGGCGGAGCTTTACCGTCTTGGTAAGCCATTTTGCATGAGTTCCGGTTGTGCGGTATTCTGCCAGGAAAGAAAGCTTTTCGTTTCCGTCGCCGTTTGGATTCATATCATGATAAAGCAGGTCTATGTGTGCCGTATTGTTTACAGCTTTCTGAGGAAGCAGAAAGGCTGGAAAGTTCAGCTGTGTTTTGATATCGGCTTTGAGTGATTCAACAACTTCTTCGACTGTCAATTCTTGTCTCCTTGCAATGCCTCATGCACTGCCTTTTTGATTTCTTTTGTGATGTACTTTTCGTCTTTATCATCGATGTGCAGAAAAGGACGGGAAGGAATCGTAACGCTTTGCTTGATGATAAAAAGAGCAAAAGGCTTGCCGTTTTTCTTCCTGGCACAGAAAACTTTTCCCGTGCGGAAAAACGAATAGCCGTCTCCCTTCATTGCTTCAATCAGCTCGCCAGGCTTCTGTGCGTTGTAGCGCCGCATGAGGCTTCTGGTCTGTGCAGATGCCGGAAGCCACAAGCCTTTTCCCTTGCTGTTGATTGTTCCGCCTTCCTGCTGGATCTTTGCATACTTGAGGTTAGTCTGAGCAGCTGCCCAGTCCTTGCCGTTTTGCGGGGCAATGCTTGCCATAAGCTGACCGTTGTCGCGCAGAGTTTTATTTCCTTGTTTTACCTCCTGGGTAAGAGGTGCATTTGCAGGCGGAATGTTTTTGTTGATTTTTCCGACTGCAGAAGAGACAAGATACTTACTCACCTTGCGCATGGTCGGTTCAAGGCAGCCTTTTTTGAGCCGTTTTGAAAGCTCTCTAAAGCTTCTTGTTATCTGAACTCCCATCAGTTTCTCCGTCTTTCCATAGGGCTTTTTCTTCCGGCACTCATATAGCCTACTGCAGGTCCAGAAGAAGCTTCTGCATCACTTTTTTTTATAATGCTCCCAAAGTTTGTCTCAATCAGAAGCTGACAGTCCTCCAGTTTTTCGCGGGCGCGGTTTTCCTGCCCAACAAATGCAAACATTTCATAAAGCGCATATTTAAGAGTTGCTTCACGGCAAACTTCGTTTTCTTCGCTGTAAACATGCCCTGTACTCTGTACCATTCCCTTAACTGCAATCTTTGCCTTTAAAAGACAGCGGACCGCAACCGTATCTTCTCCAAGAGTAAGAGTTTCATAATCCTGATCCGGCAGCTCTTTTTTCAAGTCCTCAACTGTGAGCTGTGCCTGGTTTTCGTTTTCTTCCGGCATAATCAAACCTCCGTGCAAAATAAAAATATCACACAGAAAATCTGACTGGCTTTTTGTGTAGGCATAAAAAAAGGGCACGGTTTCCCATGCCCCCGGCATTCTCTTATATTTAAAGGCGATACTGAATGCCACGTCGCCTTACAATCATTCTTCTATCAGCTAGCTGTCTTGAAGCTTACAGAAGCTGTAAAGTTTGAAGTGCCAAGCTCAACCGACTTAGCGTTTTCGCCTGCGTCTTCAAGACCTTCTCCAGTCCATTTGTCAACTACATAACCGCTTGCAGGTGTTGCAGTAAATACAACTGTTTTACCAGATTCAACCTTTGAACCGGAAGTAATTGGTTCTCCGTCAACTGTTGCAGCAACAGAACCGTTAGAGCCTGCATTGAAAGTTACAGTAACAGTTTCAGGTTCAAAAGTTCCCCACGCAATACCCTTGATATTTACAATCGGGAATGGTTTTGATTTAGAGTAAACATCAGTTCCTCTGTGGTCAGCTCTATCAACACTGAAAGTGTAGAAAGGAACAGCCGCCTTCTGAACTGTATCATCAATCTTGCAGAAAGGCATAGACTGTCCAGCGTTTACCGCACGGCAACACATTGTTCCCGGTTCACAGAGGGACTTAGCCACTTTGTTTCCGTTTTCATCAATATCAATGTAAGAATCGTTGTCTTCAAATACTTTGAATTTACCGATTTTTACATAATCACCGTCAATTGTGTTGTAAGCGTTGTTCTTGTTTGCAAGTTCAACAAGAACAGAGAAAACATCTGCAGCGGCAACATATTCTACAGGACCGCCGACACCCTGCTTTTTAATTTTCTGTGCAAGTTTGGAACAATACTGAATTGCATCATTGTATTTCAGGGCAGAAAGCTTCTTTCCGAAAGAAACAATCATTGCCTGGATTTCAGCTGTTGTGCCGTATTCAACAACATAACGCTGCAGTCCGCTTTCAGTTTTCATCATGTAATCAATTTTTCCATGATGAGCCTGGCAACAAAGGGCATTCATTGTTTCACGAACCATGTCATAGTGCTGACCGGTAATTTCATCAATGATCTGAGTTTTTCCAGTATCAGTAGCTCTTTCGTAGTTGTCCATGTCAACTGCACTGAGAGTATCGTCAATTTCAATTGGCATAGGTTCGATGAGCATTGTTTCAGCTCCATGCTTTGGCCTTACACCAGGACCGCCGCGGCCAACAACAGGAATGTTTCCTGTTTCCTTTTTAATTTTGCTTGCAGCAATATGAGTGCTGTTGTGCATTGGTCGCTGCTTAAAGTAAGCAGCAGCCAGGGAAGTGTTTTCAGGCTTTGTAGCCTGCATTCTTACAATGTCTTCCTGTTTGATAAGTCTTAAAGCCATCTTTATCTCCTACTCAAATTTTGAATCAGTCCATCCGGCCTGAGTCAGATAGATTCCAATACCAGGCAATTTTCCAAGCAAAGTGGAATTTGGAGCTTCCTGAGAAGCGTTCAAAAGCCTGCTTTCAACTGCAAGACCATGAAACAGAACTCTTCCGTTCACAGCTGCAGAAGCATGTTCTGAAACATCTTCAAGAAGAACAGCTGCAGGTGTATCACTGTTTCCTGCTGCAGCATAAGCTCCGCTTGAAATTTTCAATACTGTTCCTGCTTTCAAAGCAGAACCAGTAGCCGCAAGTTTCACAACACCAATAATTGGCGGATGTGAGGGATTTACAATTGCTTCAATGTTGGTTTCAATTTTTTCCATTTTTCACCTCTACATTTTTGCAGCAACTTTAGAAAGGTCAGTTTCTTTTCCGCCGTCTCCGCCGTTGCCATTGTCATTGAACTCGTCAGCATTGAACTGACGACTTGTTACATCCTCTTTTTTAGGGGCAGCAATGAGCCCGGAAAGAAGGTCGCTGAACAGATCCAGAGCTGACTTGTTACTCTTGTTTCCGTCCTTATCGCTGAACTCAAAAGATTCTGTGTTGGAAGCAAGAATACCTGCAACCTTCTGAACGTTATCTTTCAAGCCGGCTGGAACATCAGCGAACTTGTCGCAAACACCTTTTACAACAGCTTCCTTGCGAGAAGCTTCAAGGTCTTCGATTTTCTTCTGCATGTCTGCATACTCTTTGGAATCAGAGAACTTTTCTTTTTTGTCCTCACCATCCTTTTTGGCGGCTGCCTTTTCGGCATCTTCCTTCAGCTTTTTGTTTTCAAGCTCAAGAGCCTCCATCTTTTTCTTTTCCTCATCAGTCATGGGAATCTCCTCCTGATAATCTATTGCGTCGCTGAAGTCAAACACCTCAACCGTATCGCCGTCTGAATAGCAGCTTTTAACCATAAGCTGCTCAAGGCCCGGAATTTTTGGCGGAGTAGCACCGCAGATTGCCAGGCTGTGAAGATAACGCTTGCCGTCACTTGCACGCTTTGGAATAGTAACGCTCCAGCCCTTATAGCAGCCGTCGCCGTCATCCTTGTCTGAAAATTGTTTTTCAAGTTCCGGGTGAAGCATGACCATACCGACAAGAACCTTTTCGCCCTTGTGCTTGGCATCATCATAAATACCGTCAATTGCAAGCACATCGCCAAACTTTGGAAAGTTGTCCCCCTTTGCCGAATCATGCCCGATTGAAATAGGACGTGTCGGAGTAAAGGTCTCAACAATGTCCTTCAAGTCTTTTTCTGTAATCTTTGCTCCGTCCTGCCCGAATGTACCCGTGCGGCAGAGCTGCCATGTACGAATCTTTTTCATAAGCTGATACTACCTCGTAATTTTATTTTTCCGGCTTTGCGTGTATGAACTCTTCCAGAGGTGGTACTGTATTCTCAAGGTCTATATCGCTGCTTCTGGAAAACAGATTTTCACCACAACAATGAATTTCCAATATGTGATGTTTAAGCTTGTTTCTTGCGCGACGATATTCTTCTCTTGCTCCTCTGCTTTCATACCAGTCAGGAAGCAGAACAGTAGCCTCACAAACTTTCTGCATTGCCTCACTGACCTTCATGTAATCTTTCCAGTCAAACTCAGGCGAAGCGCAGATCCATGCCGGATTCATAACTGAATGTCCCATGGCCCTAAGTTTCTCTTCTGCCCTTTGAAACTTAGCCTTATATTCTGAGTCACCAGTAATCTTTCCTGCAATATAGATTTTCATTTCCCACCTCGCAGATATGTAAGCACAGATGGGAAAAATTGCGGCAATTGTGGAAAAAGTAGATTTGTTAAAATCTTGAAAATTTAGGGGGTGTTTTTAAATAAATGACAAATTACCCAATTTTTACTAGGTAGGTCGGTGAAAAGTGGTGAATTTTTCGAAAGAGAGGGCATTATATGTATTTGAGAGAGGCGGAAAATGGTGTTTTTTAATACACAATCAAAATTAAAGTTTTTTCCCCGGAATTGCCGTTGTGTTTAACGATTCTGATATAACATATTCGGAGGCTTTTATGGACGAAAAAAAAGAACTTACAAGAAATGAAAGAGTTTGTAAACTTGCTAACGCAGTTGCAGCTCAAGGGTATGAAATCAGGGAAATTAAATTTCTCGTTGATGATAACGAACAGGATGAAAAAACGGCATCCCAAACAGGAATGCCGTATGTAAAGCTTATTCTTTCGATTTAGAATTATAACCGAACTTTGAGTCTACAATTGCCTGCATCATCTTTTCCACTGTGTCGACAGCTTTTTTAGTATCGAGCCCGCCGAGATTGTTGGAAGGGTTTGCAAGAATTGTCTTGAAAAGTTCAAGCTTCACTTTTTCATTTTCTGCAACAGTTGCCATAGATACCTCCTGTTTTTATTCTAATTGCAGAAATGGTATCAGGCAATAAAAAAGCCCCGGAAGTTCGGGGCTGAAAATTATGCTGATTTTACGACTTCAAAAATATTGGGGCTAAACATATATTCATCTCCGGAACTGTCTATGACGGCTAAAGATTCGAGACTTCCATTCTCGTAGTACCATTCTCCAACACAGTCATAAATTTCACCTTGATGTAAATCTGACCAATCAGGCTTTATATAACGAACTTTGTAGTTTACTTTCTTCTTAACCATCTTGCCCTCTTGAATTCAACTTTTCCAACATTATTACCGTAATAATAATGCACCTCTGCCAAAGCACTTTCTTTCGTTTCTCCATTGTAAAGTACTGCTGTTGCTCTAACTTTATACCAATCCTTTTCAGAAGTCAACCTTCCATCAGACTTTGGATATTCCCTTATAAGGCGTTGTATATCATCTATTCCACGCTTGCAATCTTTACCGCCATTTGCTCCTTGTGCGATGACTTTTACTCCCGTAACATCAGTACCTTCTTTTATGTACCACGGAGATTCTTCATCTGGAGTTCTTACTTTTGTATCAACATCAACATGAAATCTCTTTGCCATAGCACCAACGGAACGTCCTGTTTTCCAAGGTTTTTCAATTTCAGCAACTCCCAGCGCAACCTTCGCCGCCTCAATCTCTCCCTGCACGCCATATTCCTTTGCACGTGCAACCTGGCTTGAAAGCTCATTCCACCAGCTGTCGTTTTCAAGAGGATTTGTTCCAAAGCCTTTTGCAGGTTTTTCAATTCCTTCCAGTGAGCTCCATTCTTCCGGCAATTCGTCTTCATCATAAATTGCTCGTACAGTTGAACGGCAGCCAAAGTGCAAAGGTGGAATGTATTTGTCCCAAAGCGGATCATCATAAGGGCGGATAACATTACTCAAGGAATGACAAACATCCGTCTGCCGTGCATCCTCAATTCCTACGAAATGCAGCGCAAGAGGTTTGTCTTCTTCAAAGCCCATCATGCGGCCAGTGTTGTATGCGGTCTGAACGTTGGTTCTGTAGACAGTTTCCCAGTACCAGCCCTGACCACCGGCACCCATGCCAACCTTATTCAGAATGTCAGTTTTTGTAAGAGAGAGAAAATCCTTCAGGCCCTTGCCGTCATTCACGTTCTTTATCAGCTCGGAGTTAATGCGTTTAAGAAGGTCGCCGTCTGCAATTCTGGATGCGGTAAAAGCCCGGAACCGCATCCTGTCGGAGAGTTTGTTATAGTCAACTTTTTTTATAACGTCGCGCTTTTTAAGATATTCCACAGCTTCTGCATAAGGCAGGTTTTCAACGTCTTCTGCAGTAAGCTCTGCAAACTCATTCTTGCGTACAGCTGAATCCAAGCCCATCATAAGGGAGCGAGTAAAAAGCTTTGCAGTTTCTCCCATTGCTCCCCAGTCTGGTGGCAGCACCTTTGTAGTTCTGAGAATATCAGGATTTCGAGAAGCTTCTTTGATGTACGCTTTAATGCGTTCTGCGTAGCTGTCGGAGATATTGAGCCAGGCGGCAGTAGAAATGCGGTCAAGCCGTCGCGCCCGGCTCTTTTCCTGGAAAAGGTTTTCTACTGCCTCTTCTGAAAAAAATCGTCTTTTCCTGTATCAGAAAAACCGAAAGACGGTTGAGCCTTTACGAAAGAATCTTTTTCATCAACAGGCTGTGGCAGATGGATTTTGTTGTAAAGAGCTTTAAGGCTTACAGGAACACCACGGTCGATTGCATCACGGATAACTTCCCACGGTGCAAAGTCTGTAGAGTCAATGTCATATTGCGGGGCAACCTCGCCAGGGAAGTTGAGCTCACAGAAAGCATTAACAAGCTGCTGGTCTGTCTGCTGGAGCTTGTAGGCATCACCCTTAATCAGATCGTCATAAGTCTGGACGTGCGTTTCTCCCTGAGCGTGAGTTCCATACTGAGCTGTGTTTGTAGTAAGCGCCTGGGCTGTAAGAGCGTAGGCAATTTCTGTATCACAAAGCTCAACGATTTTGTTGAAGTCGTTAATCTGAGAAGAAACAACCTTAATGTCTTTTACGTTTCCAAATGCACCGGAAGATCCGCTTTCCCAGTTCTGCAGGGCCGCGGTTAAATCAGACGCTCGCTTCTTTGCTTCTTCCTCACTCTTGGTTTCAAAGATTGCCAGGATTGAAGGAACACCGCAAAGCTCGGCTGCCATTGCCCAGAACTTAACGCCAAGCTGCTTGAACTTCCAGAAGGTGTAAGCACTGCGCAAAGTAGGACGTCCCCACTGATTCAGCTCGCCATCATCATTGCGGTGAATTATGAACTTGCGCTTATCGCTTAAAATAAGATTCTGAGAAGTCAGAACCGGAACGCCCCAGTCACGTTCAACGTGCTGAGGAAAGCTTAAAGCAGTTCGTGGAATTGGAGTAAAATCAACAGGAACATACCAGCCGCCCCGGAACTCCCAGATAACTTCACATGCCGCAATACCATAAGGCACCGCATTCAAAAGGATATTGTTGAGCTTATAGAAAGTGTTGAAGGTAAGAAGATTCTGACAGGCTTCGTTTACGTTTTTGTTCTTTGTGTCCGTAAATGAACCGTACATCTGCAGAACCTTGTTCTTACGGTCAAGGATGAGAGATTCAACACGACCATCATCGCGCATTTCTTCAAAGATGTTCTCACGTTCCTGAACGGAGTTTATCCAGTCCTGTGTATCAGAAACATAATTTGCAATACTGCGGAATCCGTTTATATTTATAACTCTGCTTGTTACGCTGTTTGTTCTTGCCATAATCTATACCTTCCTACCAAAATGATTTCTTTTTCTTTTCTGCAGCAAAAAAACTCGGTGCCGGATCAGCTGCACATTCTCTCCAGGCACAAACACAAAGCATTGCAGCACTCGCACCGTCTCCGTGTCGCTTTCCTTTTGAGTCGCGGTCGGACGTGCGCACTGCAGGAATAGTCGGGATTCCGTTTTTAAGCACAACAAGAGCAAAATCTGCCTTGATTGTTTCATCATCAGGAACAGTAAAATCTCCGCTTTCCATAAGGCCGTGCAAATCGGTTCCGTACTTTGCATACCAGGCGTTTGTTTCCATAACCTGAATCGAAGCTCCCGGATGACGTAGCATTGCATGTTCTCCAATCTGCTGACCGTTACCGCGAGAGTCTATTGCAAGACCTCCGAACTTTTTACGCTCTGATAACCAGTCTGTTACATAGTCATTGAATAACTGTTGCTGCTCAAAAGGTGCATTTTTGATTTCCACAATGAGCCGCACCGCAAGCTGAGTCTTTGAAACTTCTTCAGCAAACCAGTAGGTTGTAAGGTCGCCAGAACGTCCAAAGTCATTGCCGCCGAAAACCTGACCTTCAAGCGCACCAAGCACCGGACGTACTTCCTGATTAAAGAACTTTTTAATCTCGCGATTCTTAAAGTTTTCGTTCTTGTGAAGGAAGCTGTCTGAACATTCAAGACGACGCATGTCGTAACTGTCTGCATCAGCTGTAGCGTGATCCAGAAGACCGCGCCCAAAATATCTGTCACCGCTAGCGCGTGGAATTACATCAAGCTCTTCATCAGGATTGTCACCGTAGATGCGGTACATCTTGTCCATGAATTCCTTGTCCGCTTCCGGTGTCCATTTACGTCCCTGTTTAAGGCAGATTCTTTTATACAAGCCCTGGGCCATTGCCTCGCGAAATGTAATACGGTGCAGGCTCCATTCTTTTTCTTTGCCAGAACGGATATTTTTAATCAGGATATTAAAAGGATTGTCGTCTCCGTTGTGTGTCGAAATAACACGGATTCTACCGCCCCACATAACAAGAGCTTTTGCAGCCTGCAGAACGCTTTCCAGATCATCAAAGAACGCAGCCTCATCAATGACAACGTTTCCCTGTTTTGAACGGAGCGAACGCGAAACACCAGGAAGTCCCATAATTTCCGCACCGCTGGAAAAAGTAATTCTGTAGGTAGTGATTGATTTTTCCTCATCATCAAGGAGAGGTTCTTCTGACTCGATAATTTCGCTTGCAGCAAATCCAAGCTTCTTTGCCCATTCGCCTGCATCTTCAATGTACTGGCGGCAGTTGTCTTTGTTAAAGCTCATGTAATAGGTGTTGGTCCAGCCATTGGC